CTTGAACCATTTATAGTCTGAATAGTCTGGTAGATTGTTTATGTTGTCAACTGGTTGCCAATTCGACGAATTTATTCCAGGATAATCCATATTACCCTGCACATACTCTACTATCGATATTTCACCGTCTCCAGAAATAAAATCATCTATGAGTTTTTTACGTTTCAATGTTGCAGCATAACCAAAGTCCATGGCTCCAGACAAAAGCTGTAATCCAGGGCCGCCCAACACAATTTTTACATGAGAAGCTTGTTGTCTTAGTGCGACGCACAACCATGCGGCAAAATTTTGACAATCGGAACAAAACAAACTTAAAGCAATTATAGTAGGATTATGACTTAAAATTTCTTTGGCACAATAATCTATCATTAGGTAGATATCATCAATTATTTCGTCGGCAACCTGTTGTCGTTTAAAAAAATTAACAAATTTTTCTTTGTGCTTGTGCTGTGATATTTTCATTTCGACGTCAACATTCAGATCCAGCGCAACAGAATCAATACCATGCCGTGTCAGTGCGGCCTTGAGAACCCCCGGAGCCGCCAAAGGTCTTGGAGTGTTTACATATGGCACGGCCGCTATAACTACCTTGATATCTCGCATTTTATTTTGTTTTATTTTTTAATAATTTTTTTTTGCTTAGTTCTATTTTAATTCTGCTGGTTTCTTTTGCCTGCATGATAGTTATCACTGTGGCCACGCGGCCCCAACGAATCACAGCATCGTTGACATCTTTGACATCCGCAGGCCACTCAGGCATGCTTACACTCCAGCCAAGTTCTACTGCCCGATCCACCAAGCGCATACCTGCTGCATCCTGATCTGGAACCACTATGACTTGTCTATCCAGGCTACGTATGAGTCTGACCTGTGCGTCGTTGATTTCGGCATGCAACACAGCCAGGCCACCAATGCTGAGTGCATCAAACACACCTTCAACCACTATCACATAACGCCAGTCTGCACCTTGCAAGTCTGTTCCAAACACATAGCCGGGTTGTGTGTCATGTATGTACCGGGGCTGGCGATTGTCCAGCATGCGACTGCTGTAACCTACCACCCGATCGTCATAGGTAAACGGCACTATGACCTGTGGCCGTGTCCAATGCACGCTGTCATTTTCTATCACGGTCATCACAGGATAATCTTCTGGCACACAGCGATTGCGCAGATACGTCCAGTGCGGATCATGCTGAGCAGTGACCAGTTCCGCCGCAGGTGGCAGTTCACGTTCCTCAAACTCAATGCCTTGCAAGGTACGACTGGTTCTTTCACGATCTGTCAGCAGTCCGGTCATGCTACGATGACGCAGGCTTTCTAGATTGACACGTTCAATTTCTTCTGCGGGCACACCCAACCATGACATCAGCTTGCGTGCTTTGAAACTAAGCTGACGTCCCAGTATAAAGCTGGCAGTGTAGCCACAATTAAAACAATGGTAGGACCATCCTGCATCTGACGTTTTGATGCCACCGCGACTGCGACGATCGGCTGTTTCGCCCATGTGCTCACAACAGGGAGCATTGAAGCTGACCCAGCCCGATGCACTGGGTCGACGTCGTGCAGGCAAGTAAGAGGTCACATCAATCATGTTGTATTATAACATGATGATTGTAAAACTTCAATGATTTCTGGAGCTATCTGTACAGTAGATCCACCACAAAACCCGTGGTGATCATCACAGCCGCGCCCAGATTGGCCGGATTGGCCGGTGCCGGCACATTGGGACCTATATTGGGCAAGGGCCAATAGCCTGCACCGCCATTGGTCACTGTGATTGCAGTCACCACACCGGTGTCATTGATGGTGGCCGTGGCCCGGGCACCCGATCCGTTGCCCACTATCACAATCCTGGGTGGTGCCAGGTAGCCTGATCCGCCGTTGGTGATGTTGATCGCAGTGACCACTCCGTCTTCCACTGTGGCTACGGCCAAGGCCGGTTGGCTGGGCTGATCCGGTACGCCAAATATGCTGTTGTTGAAACACAGGCGCAACAAGGGATGCCACCCTATGATGTTCATGTAGATGGTGCGGGTTTCGTTCAAATAGGTCGTGGATGCTGTCACATTGTAAAACAGGCTTTGATAGTCTTCGGCGGCCTGGGCCTTGATTGTGCCGGTGTAGCCATCCAGGGTCATCTGCACCGTGGTCACTGCTGAAGTAGGTTCAATAAAGCTGCTGAAGTATTCGGTGTTGGCCACGGTGTTGAACAAGTAGTTGTTGCCACTGGGATTACCGGTCAAGGGATTCACAGGAAACTGGCTCCAGGCTCCGCCGTCGTAGCTGAGCTGTGCTGATATTTTTGTGGTGGGTATGGTCAAAGGTGCACTGGGCACATGTTCTGGAAACACCGAATCCACTATGTTAACAGGAGCTCGGGCGCCGGCCTGGGCGTTGGTAAACACCGCTTCGGTCAGATTGCCGCTGGTTCTTGTGATGCTATAGCTGGCCGGCTGTGCCAGCACTTCCAGCAACTGTGCGGCGGTCAGCGTGACCTTGGCACGCCCAGTGGCCGCATTCAGCGTGACCATGGGTTCCTGGATCAACAGCGCCTCGCCGTCGGTGCTGATCACGCGGAACAAGAACGTGCTACCAGTGATGTTCACAGGTTTTTCCTGCTGATTGATAAACTCAAACAGCAGCACGTTGTCTACACCCTTGTTGATGGTCAGTGGTTTTGCGTACACAGGATCATACCTATAGATAAATGTTTCTCCAGCACCTGTGTCCATGAGCAAGGCATGTGTGATCTGCTGATAGACGTAGGTCTGTGTCGAGTACATACAGAGTATTTAGCCTGTGAAGATTTGACCCATGGACCCATTTGGTAAATATCACGACCTATGAATCATGACCTTTTTGCTCGTCTGGCTGAAAAATACCCATTTATAACCTTGTGTGTGTATGCCAGCACCGAATATGTGGGCATCATACAAAATCAGGACAGCACAGTGACCACGATCTATGATTTTGGCGCCATACAAGACGTGGTCACCAAACAGGTGTTTATTGACCTGGCCAATACCTGGTGGTGGGAATCCAATCGCTCCATACCCATCAACATATTTCTCAAGGGCGACTGGGACCAATTTCGCCCATATCTGAGAACATTTACCAACAAAGATCTGGTCATCTTGCATGGTCCTGTGTGCAGTCTCAGCGAAATGGCCAGCAGAAAAAGCAAGCGCAAAAGCATTACTCTGGTGCGCAGGATTGACTGAGCAGATTCATGTGCAGTGCTACCAGGGTAGCATAACCAATGGCATGGCTTTGTTTGAACACAAATCCCTGGCTGGCATCGCCGTCCCACACTGACGCAAAGACCTGATCCCAGGGCTGACCCTGCAGGTGTGCTTTGCCAGGACGTATGATTGAAATAAATGCGGCCATCCTGGGTATGGAATCTGGACGCATGGTCTTTAAAAGTTCTGTGTAGTTTCCTATGTGGACCAGCTGGCCTGCCCAGTCTGGATCAGTCCATAACCTAGACCATGGTGGTTCTTGTGCCAGTAGTTGTTCATAGTGTTCTGGACTTTTTATCAGCTGATACACACTCATGTTCAACAAGTCAATTTTAAAATATCCCAGTTGTTCAGCCGTTTCATAATCTATGGCCGCACAGCCATGCACTTGATCCTGCGGTATATCCGTTACATATACTCCGCTGTTGTGCTTACGCACTTGTCCTTGATGATGTTGACGTGCTGGCGTTGCTCGAATCAGTTGTAGTAACTGTTCTCTGTCGGCCAAATCGATGTCAATGTCTGCGCTCATGATCTTATTTTACACGAAAATCCAACAGTTGTCTACTGTTGGTAAACCAGGTGATTGAATCTGCAGGAAATTCACAGTTCCATAAGTTTTCTAACTGTGCCAAAATATAACTTTCCTGCATGAGATCCAACATGGGCAATTCAAAATCCTTACCCTGACATATTTGATCTATCAGCTGATTGCAATGTATCTTTGAGTTTCGGTAAGGTTGCTTGCTTAGAAATATTTCATGCAGTTGCCGAATGGCGGTTTCTTGTTTGAATTCATATCCAGACCATTGTGCTATGTGTTGCAGTTGTTGTACAAACTGGTCTGTATTATAAAAACTTGCAAATGGAAATATGGTTACGTCATTGCTGGAGTCATAAATCATTTTTTCCTGCTGTGTCATAAATCCTGTTTGATAGGGTTTTTTAAAACCAATTTTAAAAAATTCTCTCAGCACATTCCGTGGACAGTCTACATGCTCGGAGTCTAATCGTAACAGGCGCAGATTGTGTTGACCTAAACATTCTGATTTTATCCATTCTGGTAACTGATTAAAATCATCAAGGTTGTTACAATCAGGCCAGCTTGCATCCTTGACTGCTGTATAACTATCAGCAAACTGTGTCTTAAAGAAACTTGCAATCAAGTTGTCCAGTACCCACCTATAGGCTGGATTGTTGAGTTTGTTATAGGTGTTGGCTTCCAACAGATCATTGTCAATGCCGTAATCGCCAGCTCGCAACAGACTGATAGACTGCAACGGCAATAAATCATCTGTGGTTATTTGTATGCTGATTATTTTGCTGTCGAAGATCTCTGTTCGTGTGCCACGAAAGTCAGAGTAGTGCCAGCAGTCAAATTGTTTCTCTCCATGATACTGCTTGGCATGTGAAGCTCCTTGCTGATTAAATGGCAAATCATTACAAAGAACATCGGCTAGAAATTTGTTACAAACAAAATCTAGATAGTTGCCGTGAGCACCACCAAGAAAGTCAATATGAATCATTTACCAGCCGGCCCGTTGCAACATGTCGCGCACATATTCTTGATCGGCCACATAGTCTGCAAACTTTTTCATCCAGATATCCGAATCAATATAGGACCAGACCATGGCAATTTGTGTAGCATCCAATTCCGATAAAAACTTCTGTCCACTTTCACAGTTGTAGATAATCCAGGGACTGATACGTCCTGCGGTCACAGCATAGACCATGGCATTGGTATTGCCGTAACGCAGGCAATCCTCGGCTGGATTGCCTGTTTGTTCACTCCAATCAATACCAAACTCCATGGCACGGGCCATGGCATCGTTGACATTTTCTATGCGCAAATAGTTTATTAGGTATTCGGTATAGACAGTATCTCGACACCAGTGATCAATTTTTTTATTTTGTTTTAGTACCCACTCAGTGAATCGTGCTGGATTGATAGCTCGAACATCTACACAGTAACGACCAAACTTTACAAAAGCACGATAGTACGGGCTGTCACAAAAATCATCATAGGTTTTTAACCGGGCACTGCCCTGTGTAAGTTCATAAAACTTGATGTAGGCATGGAAACCTAATCGGACACCGGCTTCGTCTTTTTCTTGTCTGCGACGACGTGGCTCGCATGAATGCACTGCAAGGCTGGACTCTTTTATAAAATCTTTCTTACAATACTGACAAGTATACTTCATTTTTTAACTTCTTGCCCAAGTTGTTTAAGATATGCATCAATGTCTTTTTTGGTGTTAAGGCGACTCATAAGTTCAACTTCGTCATCTTTTAAATGTGGAAATAACTCGGCTATTTGTTTTCGAATACCGCTAACTCCAGATTCTTTTTTCTTAGGAGCAATCCATTGATGTCGTTGTGTTCCTAGTCCAGGACTGACTGCGGTAGCACATAGCCATTGTAATTCAGGATGCCGATTAATCGTAAAAAAATGTTTATTCAATCGTTCATTGGTGGCTATTAAATAAAAC